CCTGTAGACTGGCATCCCCACGCCCAAACATCACACCTAAGTTAGCACCAATAATTCTGGCTACGTTCTTCTGTATGTCTGGGGTTCCCTGTATTACTTGATTGAATACATTAGGGTCTGTGAGAGATCGCTGTATACGAATACCTTCAGCAACCATCTGACCTAGTATTTCTTGCTCTTGTGGAGAGATAACATTGTTTTGCGCCATCAAGTCCATGATAGTTAAATCACCAGTACGTCCACTGAGTGGCTTACCCATGTTGTTCGCCAGTTTAACGAAATCTGGGTTGCCGTCTGCACCTCTAGAG